GCTTGAATTGCAGATGCTAATACGTTACCAAACTCATTTGCCTGACCAGTGTTACCTTCAACAGAAGAACCTGATGCATCAACATTTACAACTATATTAGTAGATCCACCACCATTTGACTCAACACCTAAGTTACCAGAACGACCACGTTTTAAAGGTAGGATAGCTTCTGGAGAACCAGCCTCGCCCATAAGACCTAAGTTACCTGCTGCTCCGTAACGGAAAAATGTTGGTTCAGATACTACGCCACCTTTTGCATATTTCATTAAACCTTCTTTGGCAAATGCATTACCCATTGCATTAAATGACAACCCAAGATTGAAAATACTACTTACACCTTTTAACAAAGGCATCATTACTTTTTGTCTAATAATTATTCTTGTCATGTCTTCTATTAATGATCTTGCAAAATCACTAAAATTTAATTTTCCTGTCATTGTGAATTGTACTAATGCATCTTCCATATTTTTAAATGCATTTACTGTTGCATCTTGTATTTGTTTTGTAACGTCTTTTATAGAAGCAATATAAGTTTGCATACCTGCTGCAACCTTAGTTCCAAATGTATCGTCTAGTTCTTTCTTGAGTCCACTAGTAGCTTCTTTAGCTCTTTGTGCATTTTCCACAAACTCATCAAATTTAGGAGTACCGAAGACCTCCTCTATAGTCATATTTTCTGTTCCTTCAAAAAGTTTTTTTAATTCTTCTTTGTAATCGATAGCAGGTTGTATTGCTTTTTTAATTCCTTCTTGATTACCTTCACTAAGTTTTATTCTGAAGTCAAAATTTTGAAAGTTTTCAATAATATTTCCTAAACCTGGTATTTTTTTAAAACCTTCCAAAGTAACTTTTAACGCATCCATCATTGCGTTTACCATCTCTGCAACTTTGTTAAAAGCTTTTCTTATGTTACCGATAAAAAAATCAAATACACCAGATACAACCCCAAAAATATCAGATGAAATTTTACCTAAAACACGACCAACGCCTTGAAAAATATTCACAATATCAGTAATGTTTTTCTTAATTATATCTTTATTGGTGTTAAAAAATTTAAGTGTTTTTGTTGTTTGATCTTGAAATAAAGCACCAATATTTGCAAACAAACCACCAAAGTTATCTTTAAAATTAGAAAACTCTGTTGCTAATCTATCCCCAGCAGCAGCAGGTGATTCTGCAAGAATTTTTGCATTCTCGCCATACTCGTTAAATAGTAATTTACTAAATCCTAAGAAGTCATCTAGCGTAACTTTACCTTGTTCTAATGCTTTATCTAACATTGCAGGTGTCATATCCATAGACGCAGCAAATAATGTAAAAGCTCCAGGAAGTCTCTCACCAAGTTGCTGACGTAATTCTTCCGCAGACACTTTTCCTTTTGAAAATACCTGAGCAGTCGCTACCATAGCTGATCGCATATCTTCTAATGATCCACCAGTACCCCTAATACCAGAAGCTATAGATACAAATACATCTTGTGCATCTTTTACAGATTTACCTGCACCAGTTACTGATGCTGTCAATGCAGTAAATTGTCTAACAATAACGTCTTGAGGTATTGCTAACTCTGCACTTGTTTTTGCTAAAAACTCTTGTGCTTGATTGTATTGTTCTGTGTCACCAATAACTAGTTTTAGTGCTAATCTTTGTTTTTTCAATTCAGCAGTATATGAACCAATTTCACCTAATGATTGTCTAGCACCGCCAAGAGTTGCACCAACAGTACCACCCACAATAGCACCTTGTACACCACCACCAAGTACGCCACCAATAGTTGCACCAACAGCACCTTCTATCCCACCAAAAATACCAGCAGCACCAATCGCACCAGCAGTTTTTGCAGCACCTCGTAATCTACCACCCATACCCTTACTAGCAGTCCGCTGCATCTTCATTAAAGATTTATCTAGTCTGTTAGCCTCCCTTGTCGCTTCCCTAAACTCACGACTATTCATATCTACATTACGAGCTAATTCTCTATAGCCATTAGACAAAGCTCTTGTATTATTAATGCTTTTTACTTCTGTTCTTTCTTTTGCTTTTAGTTCTCTTATTAATCCTTTAACACTTATACCAGCACCTTTTGCACCTTTGTTTAATTTTGATAAACCACTACTAAGTCCACGAAGATTTTCTAATCCTTTCGTTTCAAAAACAACCTTTAGCTTAGTAGTTTGATCTGCCATTATTTTTTATCCTTCTGCATAAGTTTCAATGCTTCGTATTCCATTACCTGTATTCCTTCAAACATAGCAACAGAATCTTTTACTGTATATATTTTACACAAATATTCCAAAGATTTATAGTTTATGCCAGTTAATCCAGCCATACTGACATACCACTGTGTTGATAACTTCCAAAACATATTAACAGTCTCAGTATTTTCTTCCCAAACAATACAATCAATTGTTCTTTTGTTTTGATTTTCGGCTGCGATTTGTTCTTCTGTTGCACCAAATGCTTTTAATGCTTCTACAGTTTCATCAATTACATCACCTTGCACCCAATACCTCGCAACCTCTCTTAGTTTTTTTCAGAAGCTCCTTTCATACTTTCGCCATAAGCAACAATTATTGCTTGAACAATATAATGATTCTCCATTATTGCTTCTAAATTGTCCTCATCAAAAGGTATCTCGTTACCCTCCTCATCCTTAATACCAGACCAACCAACAAGAACAGTTTTGACAAAGTTGTCATCACCACCATCAATCATCTCATCAAAGTTTTTACGACTAACATTTTTAAATTTAGCCGTAAATGTTTCCTTCTTAAATTTACCTTTATAAGGTGTTTGAACAGTTACATCCCAATCGTATTCGGTAACTTTTTTGAAGACTAATGGCATAAGTTAGGTCATTACTATACTTAGCTCATTATTACCTGCTGTTGTAGGTAATGCCAAGTACGGTAGGTTTAATGCGTTAACACCGCCAGTATCAGCACGAGTTGCTCCTGTAATATCAGTCTGTGGAACATTAACAGTAACGATGTTACCTGCACTAGCACCAAGAACGATAGAACTATTACCAGTAGCAGTAGCGACAGCCTTTGCAAAGTAGTCAGTTGTAGCTCTTACTGGTTCTTCTATAACAGCAGTTCCACCAGGAGCACGATTAGTAATCAATACTTCTTGACTTGATGCTGTTTCTTTATAAAGCACTTCATTGTTAAGAGCTAAATCAAACGATTCAATTCTTTGTGATGTTGCACCATGAAATGTTGCAGTAGTCACGTTTGTGTCATTTACCTCTAATGCTGCTGATTGGTTAGCAACTGTAAATGTACCTGACATTGCTGTACTGTCTGGAGCATTATATATTCCAGTAAATTCAAAATTTATTGAAGCAAACTGACCTGCTGCCATTGAGATAGTAGCAGTTCCTCTACAACCTGTTATAAGATGTCTTGTCGCACCATAGAAACAAAGAATAGTACAACTAGAGAACGATGCACTGATAGGAGCATAAGTAACCGAAGTAGAACCTACAATTGTTTCTGAAAGCCCACAACTTTTTAGAAGAGGGGATAACGCACTTGCAGTACCTGCTGCCCCTGATCCTGACAATTCTGCACCGAAAGATACAGCTACTCTTTTATTAGCAAGTAGTGTTCCTTGTGTACTGTTACCTAAGAATCCTTGAAAGGTAGGAGCTTGTACATTGTCAGCTTCAATTGGTGTTACTTCTATGTCAGTAACTTGAATAGCGTTAGAACCAGCTACAGGAGTTGGATTACTCCCATAAGATGATTCAATCTTCGCTAGTAGTTTTGTCGTTCTTGTTAGAGCCATTGTCAGAGGAGGAATCGGTTTCTGGTACTAGTGTAGTCTTTCCTGTTTCTGGATCGACCAAGAGGTACATCAGCTTCAACCAAACTAAAATCAGTACGATCTGGCGTTAAATCCAGAGCATACGAATTTATTGTCTGATCTGCCATTAATCTTAAATGAACTTGTTGCGTATAGGTATCAGAATCGTCATCTGGTATCGCAGCCCTAACAATTGTTGACACTCTTACTCTCATTGACCAATCTAATTTGTCAAAGAAATTAGTATCTGTAGGATTGTCATCTATCGGTTCTATTATTATTGCTGGTGATTCACCACGAGCTAATGGTTCTACTCTTGATCTATAAACAGTAGCGTTTGTTATAGCATCAAGGTTAGTTTTCATTCTTGCTAATATTAGTTCTCGTCTTGAATCTGCCATTATACTTTGCTCAATAATAATGTAGAAAACTTACCATCATCAATTGGCAGATTTTCTCTTACCGTATAGTTTGCAGAATCTACGGATATTGTTGTACCTCTTGGAGCAGAACTAACATCAGATGATCTTGTAGTTAATAAATATTCAATACTTGTTGCAATACCACTTGCTATGTTTTCTGCTGTTGCATCCAAAATACCTTTAAATGCAGTGCCACTACCTATCTGACAACTAACTCCAAAATCACTTAAATAAATATTGAGAGTAGTTGCATCTTCAGTTAGTGCCATTTACTTTTTTCTTGATGTTGTTTTTTTAGGCTTTGTTACTTCTACAGGAGCTTCTATTACTTTGCCCATAGAACTTAACAATGCAAAATCACGTTCACTAATGTCATATGTTTTTCCAGCTTCTAAAGCCGAACCACTAGCACATACGTTTTCTAAACACTTTACTTTCATAAAAAAAAGGGGGTGTAATACCCCCTATGTTAAACCAATTATGTAGTTATGTCTAAGATTGCAGCAAATGACTGTGCGTGTCTTACAGCAACGTCAAATGCAACTACTGCCTTAACAGAAGTTAA